AGGTGAGACCCACCTACATAAACACAGAAAGGAAGATCCCTATGAGAGACAACAACCTGGCAATCCTGATCAAGCTGGCCCTGTGCCCCGGTTCCCCGGAGGAATCGGAAATCTGCTCCCTGTGCCCCTACCGTGATGACCCGAACGGGTGCGTGAAGCGGATGAAGGCACGCTGCATGGAACTCCTGGAGGAGATTGAACCCAAGAATCAGCCCAAGGAGGAGCCCAAGCAGATGAACCTCACCCGAAGAGTGACGGAGGTGATCCATGACATCGGAGTCCCGGCACACATAAAGGGTTACAAGTACCTGCGGGAAGCAATCGTGCAGGCGGTGAATGACCCCAGTATGATCGATGGTATCACCAAGGTTCTGTACCCCCAGTTGGCAAAGACTTTCGACACTACCGCCAGCCGGGTGGAACGGGCTATCCGCCACGCTATCGAGGTGGCCTGGGACAGAGGTGATCTGGATACTCTCCAGAACTACTTCGGCTACACGGTATCCAACCTGAAGGGCAAGCCCACCAACAGTGAATTCATCGCCCTGATTGCCGACCAGATTCGGCTGGAGATGAATGTGACCGCATAATCTACCGCAACCACATACGAAAAGAGGGAGGGGCGATGCCCCTCCCTTAATTCGTTTTCTCCTCAAACACTTCGTCATCCTACTTCGCCCGAATCGGGTGCGGGGTGTATAAGTATCACCCTCGGAAACTCGTGGCTCCTCGCCACACCTAATGGCTCATAGTGCGTATTGGTTACGGGTGCATGTGAAACCCTTCCAACCTTGCGCAGTCTTTCTCGAGGGTTTTGACTTTGGTCTCCAACTTGGGGACTCTCTCAGCAAACCCATTGTGTTTCTCGACTTCCTTGGTGAGGGCTTCGATCTTGGTGTTCATCACTGCCATCTCTGTCTTCACAGTGGCTTCAACGGAAGCTTGTGTCTTCTTCTGAGACGCATTCACGGAAATAACTGTTCCGATCAATGCAAGACCGCCAGAGATGAGCGCAGCCCAGACGGCATCCATGGGTTACTCCTTGGGCTTGCCGGGCTTGCAGTAAGTCAGCGCACGCTGGCTATCGCCGATGCCGGGAGTGGTGGGGTCAGTGAAAATACCGATAACCGCAACCAGGACGCAGCCCAGTCGGAAGGGGTTGCTGAACAGGGCAACGACTTCGGCCCACAGCAGAGCCCAGCTGGTAAACATCTCCGGGGAGACATTCATAGCGGACAGGATAGTTGCTCCCAGGCCAAGCCAGAAAGCCCAGTTATGCATACGGACGGGAAGATTCATCTTCAGCTTGTCAAAGAAAGTTTTCATGTTGTTCCTCCTTTAGATTTCGGTGAGATACTGCTTGTGAACGTTGCCAGTGACAGCCCCGGTTTTCTGAGTGGATACAGTAACCCGGTTGCCGTCAATGTCTCTTACATACAGGGTGGCATTGTAGACCCAGGACTGGAACTTGCAGCTCTTGCCCCATACAGGAGCATCCTTGGCCATCTTGACCTTGTCACCAACAGCCAGAGTATCTTCAGCAACATCGTTGACCGGAGTACCGGAGCTGGTGGTGATGTAGGTGGGGAAACCAGCCTTTTCCAGTTTGTCAGCCTGGGCTTCAGCGTTGTCCTTCTTGGTGAATGCACCTACCTGCACCTTGTACAGTTTGTTGGTCTTCACCAAATAGGTGGGGAACCCGGCTTTCTCCAGCTTGTCCTTCATGGTCAGAGCGTAGCTCTTCTGGGAATAGGCACCCACCTGAACCCGGTACAGGACAGTGGGGGAGGGCTTGGGCTCCTCGGGGGCAGGACTGGGGGCAGGAGACTCCTGGGCAACCCCCAAACGTTTGTTGATTTCTTCGGCAATGTAAGGGAATTTGCTTTCCAGATAGGGACCAGGGCATGCAGTAGCAGCGAACCACTTATGCATAGTCAGGTTGCCCGTCTTGTCCCCCGTGAAGTTGATCTCCTTGATACCGGGGTTTCGTTTGACGCAGTCCACCAGCAGCTTGATGAGAGCTTCCAGGCACTCATCGCTGACAGGCCAGTCACCGCCTACGGCACTGTTGGAGACCTCGATGGTGATTGCTCTCTGGTCGTTATCGTAGTTGGAGCTGGTCCAGGGGGCATCAGCTTCGTCAACATACTGACCAATTTCAGCATCATAGCCGATACCGTAGGTGGAACTGGCTTTGCGGGTAGGCTTCAAGAAGATATTGCCAATGGTTGCTGCCTTCAGCTTACCTGCAACATGGTGAACGGTGATCTTGGTAATGGGGTATTTACGACCACTGTAGTGGTTGGGAGACCACATATGGAGGGTCGCAAGGGGACTACCGATTGCCATTGTTGTTTACCTCCTTGTTGGGATTGAGGGTTGCTTGTACAGCCCTCTCCTGGATTTCTTTTGTGTACTGGCATCTGTACATGCCATAGGGTGCAGGGTTTTTACAGCTGCCGTTCGCAGGGCAATCCCTGCAGCTCTCAGGAATCCGGGTCAACTTTCCTCATCTCCGTCCTCTTTATAGTCGTGGCCGGAGCATTCGGGGCAACCGCAGCCCAGCTCATGCAGGGTGTCCTCGCAGATTTCCTCCCCATCGCTGAGAAGCACGTCAAAAATCTTCTTCATACAAGTTTCCTCCTTGTTAGGTTTATTGTCAGCCCCGGTTTTCACCGGGGATTGACTTTTGATTGGTTACGTTAGTGACTCAGCAGGATCAGATTCAAGCCAAGAAGCTTCTACTGCTGTAATCTTCCCTTCCTCATCTACTGAAAGCACTTTCAGGTATTGGCCCACTTGAGCAGGACTCTTTGGTTGAGGGAGTATGAGTTCATCCACTTCAGCAACTGCGGCATCAACAATGTCATTGACGGTTTTGCCTTCGAGGGTTTTTGCATTGGCACTGGAGATAACCTTGACCACAGTGCCGCTTGCTTGCGGGCCAGCCTTGGAAGAACCGCTTGCAACCTGTATGAGGTCTTTTAGGTTCTGCTTTCGGTTGTAACCGCTCAGGGGCTTGGTCATTGTTACCATAGTAGCTCCCACTACCCGAGGTTCCATCATTACACCGCCAGAATCCGTGGAGAAGTCAGTGATATAACCAGATTTACCAAAGCTGTGCTTGATACTGGTAATAATGCCCAGCGCAGTAGAAGTCCCATCACCGTTGTTGACTGCTGCAATGTCGCCAATAGAAAGCTGAGGTTGGAAAGATCCAGTGAAGTCCTCGCCCACGCCAACGTACTGAATAGACTCAGCTACTGTTTCGGCATAGGCTTGCAGCTCAGCTTGGGTAAACCCATCAGGAGCTGTTTCATGGTAGGTCTTGTTGGGAGGTAATGCCCATTGTTTGTAGTTGTTAACAGGAACGACTACGGGCTCAAGGTCTTCCCCGGCTGCATCCTTACCAGTAATTCTCACCTTGGTGTAGGCCGCATCACTGGAACGCTTGGTCTTGCGCTTGAATACAGAACCCTTCTCAAACACATAGTACCCGTTGCCTTGGTACCCGTTTACAAAACTTTGGTAGCCCATTACAATGGAACCGTTGGGAAGTTCTATGACCTTCCAGCCGGGGTACAGACTACAGATTTGCTCAAGACCCGACATCAGGGTTTGGTCAGCCCTAAAGGAGAATTCACGCTCCTCATCAGTGGACTGGACTACAAGCTTGGGTACATTTGCCATAGCGCAGATTTCCTGAGCCATGATATGGGGCAAGGCTTTACGCTCCAAGGCTTCGTCGAAAGTAGACTGCATCAGTTTGAAGCCAATCGTGTTTCTGCCGGAAATGGGGACAGTTTCAGACCGGGGATCATAGTCTACAGAGTCAAGGTAGGTTGTACACATATCCATCGGGATTTCTTCACCAGCCAAGACTTTGAATATGACTCTTGCACCCGGCTGGAATACCGTTGCCTCATTGGTGAACAGCTCCTCCTTGATATTCATCAGGTTGGCCTTGAGCTGAACAACAGAATTGTTGTTACTATACCCCAGGTTGCCGGAGGAAATCAGGTGGGAGCAATCAACCGCATACACATACCGAAGATACACCAGAGCATCCCCGATAGTAGCAACCCCAAACAGGACTCCGTTGTAAGCATGGTCAAGCTCCAGGGAAGAATAGGCCGGGGAGCCAATATCAATTGTTTCCCCAGCCTCAGCCGTTTCCCAGTGACCCTCAGGAACGTTAGCAACGTTGGTCTTGATACCCGAAGACAACCACAGGCTCTGAGAGTCTTCGTCCCAGTAGTGGGCTACTCCACCCAGACCTTCAGCCCCTTCAACTTTACGATAGAAGTCCCACACCAGGGGGTGCTGGGTTGTTGCCATGGGTTATACCTCCTTATTGGGCCTCAGTGTACTCGTTGAACTGAATAGTTACCGACATATCGAGGACGTGATTTGCATCTTTAGCGAAGCAGTCACACTTGTAGTCGGCAGTAATGACCGCGCCCTCAGCCGGAGGAGTTCCGAGATGGAGGCATTTCCCTGTAAAGGTGGAGGGGGGAGTAATGGACTTGAGTGTACTGGAGGCGGATATTCCGCTGTTAAATTTCCAGAACTTCTTGTGTCGGTATTCTTCCGGAATTGTGTGAACATACCCGTTGCTGTTATCCCCTGTTCGGGTTAGTGTGATTGATTCCCAGGAAACATTATCATCCGATACAAGGATGGTACTCATCGCCCCATAGGTGACTGTGATGGTCTCAATACCAATCTCCCACATGGGGTTATACATAATCAGGGTTCTATAACCCAGTTTATTCCATTTGTGGGGATTGGGGATGGGATTCCCATCCCGGGACACAGCACGAACAGCTTTGACGTAGTCTCTCCAATTGATGGAATTGGGGGCATAATCCACTGTGAAGTCAGTAGTTTCAACCCCATCTACATAGACCTTCACATCATGGGGAAAGGCAAAATCCAACGCAAAATCAGTCGTAACACCATCACCAGTTCCTACTGCCTCACCCAACACCTCGGAACAGGGGAAAGAGCTACCCCCCGAATACACCAACAAACAGGGAACATGGTAGCGGAAATGGAAGTTAGCGTCAGTAGGTATACCCGCCCCAAGACTAGCAAGCAGTAGCCCCTGATCGAAGTTACCGTTACTCGCCTCAAGCCTACCAAAGTTGAATTTTGCAGTTTTATCGGCGGCAGATAGTGTTCTTGTAACAGATACATAGGCCGTATGGGGGTACGGGATCTCCTGCTGGCTGTAATCACTATCTACAAACCCCAGGCTGTCGCCCTGAGACCAATAGGCAATATTGGGTAGTGTGTCTTTGTAGGCACCGCTTGCCCAAGCGAACAAATCCACTGGCTGGTTATCGTACCCGTTTCTATTTCGGTTCCGGTCGACAAGAAATATGCTCTTATTATCATAGCCTAGGGGGTTGAAATGGACGTAAACGGTAGCATAAATATTAACCACGTCCAAATCCGTTTTCTCGATGGAAATCGGGTTCCCATTCATGTCCTTAAGCATAGCATGAGTACAAAGATTGGTGGTTCCAGTACCATAGGCAATGCCAACCTCAGACAGAGTTTCCCCTGCGGCGGTAGCGGCAGCCAGTTGGATAGACCCTTTGCGATAGTACACCCCCGTGGCGTAGTCAATACCATAGGTTACATTGGTCATTTGGCCATATCCTATATGGGAAAACAGACTATTGTCCGAAGCTGATGGGGTCCCAGTTCCTCCCCCATAAAAAATGTAGTTGAAATAGGTGGTAGGAGTGAACAGGCGAGTCCATAGGTTGTCGCATATCACGTTCAATGCTTGTGCAGTCTGTTTCACCTTCCCGGTTACAGCATCAACAACCTCAATGTCAAACCGATTGTGGATGGATGCTTTGACATCCAGATTGTTGGGGGTCTTAATGACCCTTCTTTGACCTCGAATCAAATGGTTTCCTCCTTTCAGATGTCCTCGATGTGGATAAGCTGACACGAACTGGTTATCTCAGCAAACTCCAAATGCTCGTCCATTTTTACATTGTTGTAATACACTCGCAGAAGACGGGGTGAAGATTCTACAGACAATATTGATATATGTTCATACATAGCAGGGTTATTTTTGGAAAGCAACCCAGTTGGAGTGAACGCACTCTCAAAGGCAAGGACTGGCCCGCCCACACCTTTCAAATCTCCAGATCCATCATAGGAAACCTGAACGTCCCCAATGGCATTTTGGATACTGTTAACGTTACCAGGGTCAAAACATAGGACTATAACATGGTCATCCCCCGCGTTAAGAAGTTGTATGAACAAATTGGACAGAGTCGGAGTTGATAAAGGGTCGGTTGTTTCCATCTCAACTTTGACAAACAGCGTTTCAATAGAGTAATCCACCCCGGGGCTAACCCCAGGAATGTCTCCTCCATTTGTACACAACTCATATTCTGTGGAGGACACCCTGGCGTATACGGATAAAGAAGTTCCGTTTGGCACATTTTCGACCCAGGTAATTTTGCTACCAGCTAACTCACTCACACCTTGTAATAAAGCTGTGGAAAATTCGATATACCCAGATGGGGCGTGTAGTTTGAGGACTGGGTATTCCTCTTCAGATAATACATACTGGCCGGAACCATCAGGCAGGAAACTGTAGTCCACGGGAGTGGAAACGGCTACCTTGAAATTATAGGTTTTGGAACCACAGATAAGTTGGTTAGTGCCGAGATAACTGGAGTCAGAGGGAACAGTAACAATGTTGAGATACATCCCACCATCGTCAAATAGGAACAGTTCCCAAATCAGGGCATAGGTTGCAGAGGTTTGGCTATACCAGGTGTACCCTTGCCAACGTATTTTCAGGAACCTAACATTTCCGATGATGCCCTCTTGTCGGTAGAGATACCACATCTTACCATCTCTACGACAGATCTTGAGGTGTTCAGCGTTGGAGCCAAACCCAACAAAACTGTTTCCACTAACGTACAGTTTGGAAGCTGTGACCCCATTAAAGGTAAACCAATCTACACCAGTTACGGTATCGACACCATCGTCTTGAGCGGAGTTGTTTCGCAAAACAGTCATACCATCCGTCGTGTTGAGCAACTCGGATAACTTAGAAAAATTAGCCATCGGATAGCACCTCCAAACTCAGTTGATTTTTGTCAGTGGAAATACCTGAGGACACCCCAGACGTCAAGTCGACAAGTTCCTCTGCACTGGCAAGACCTTTTATTCTGGTAACAGCCTTGGTTTTGTTGGATAGAGTACCCCCTGGAACCATATCGTATTCCTGAGTGGTGATAATGAATTCCTCCTGATTTGCACTGGGGTCGCCAATAAGGGCTTCAGTAAACCTGATGGCAATCTGAGTACCGGCCTCATCCAGGTTCCAAATCTCCACTGGCTCTGGGGGATCAACCTTTGGTGGAACAAGATTCTCTGGAAGAAATGCCAGCTGTGTGCTTTCCACAGCTATCCCAGCGATGCTCTTCAAAGTACCTGGGGTGTATTTCAAAATACAGTTACCCTGAGCTGCGTTGAAATCCACAAATCCCAGTACAATTGCCCGACTATTTGTGGGGTCATTATGGGCAGAATTTGCAGAGTAGGTTACCCCATTGGTATCTGTCAGGGAGAATGCTGCGTAGCTGTCACTGATGGACTCTGCATCCAATTCAATATCGAATACCGCCACTACCAGCTTTCCCCAATCCCCTTCTGGGCCTTCAGTATTATAGGCGGACTCCAGTACTGGGGGCCAAGAGGGATATAGGGTGGCATCGGTTGTAATCCAGGAAATCCTGGTGTGTTCAGAGTTTTGTGCAGTTGAATACTTGACTTCTGCCATTTCTCCAGCCGCTCGGATGTTTCGAAGTTCAAGATGTTCCGTATTCTGCTTACCAATACCCATGAACTGGGTGAACATCTCATAGAATGTCCCATCAGTAGACTTGAGCTGAACACCAACTCGATAGTCCCAGGTGCGGAAAGCAGCAAGGGCTTCCCACTTGACCCCATCGGGGCCGAAGGACACAACCTCTGCATCCATCCATTCCCCATTGATCAGCTGCCGATAGTACAGCTGACCACTGAGGAGGAAGAACACCACAAGGCCAAAGTCGAATCCCCCGTGAGAACTCCACATGGCCCTGACTGCACTAACTGCAGAACAGTTGGCCTCAGCCAGGACCAATGGTTCTCCGGGATCGTCGAGTTTACGTCCATACATAACCCCATCAAGCGTCCAGAACACCCAAGGGGTTTGTTCAGTTTTGAACTCAATCCAACCGTTAGGGGCTTTGGGCATCGTACCGTCAAAACAGAGGGCTACATCGTCGGCTTGCTCAGAAAAATCTACCGGGGTCCACTCATGCCGTTCCATGATATCAACATAGTAGGTTCTGGTGATCTTCAGCTCGCCATCTTCGATGTAGGCGAAGTAGATATGGGTTGCTCCTCTCGAAAGCTGGGGGTGACAAACCGCCAAAGAGGTCTTGGTGATGTTAGCTGCATTAAGAACAGTTTGCTTCTCCAAGAAGGTATCATCAGTCAGAGGGGTGGTAGGTCTACCAACCCAAAGGCTGGCAGACATACCGTTCTCCCCTGCTTGGATACGGGAAGCAACTTTCCTCTGCATAGTTGAAGACATGCTTCTCATACCGCTGAATCCTCCTGGATAATGATGTGACCGTTATGATACCCGTCAGCATAGTCTTCCTCAAGGTCGAGGGCGATGATATAACCCTGCCGGGTGACTCCATCATCCACAACCTTTACCAAGTTGCCGTTCTCCCAAGCTTGCAGCAGAAGAAGATCGTTTGCTCTGTTGATAACAAAGTCAACCTCCAGTTGATACGTGATCACCCCCGTGGTCTGGACATACGCCAGACCGTTGAGGGCTACATTCACGACTTGAGGGAGATTGGGGGTGCGTTTGGTCTTGGCCACATAGGGAGTGATCTCAACCCCCCGGATCATATCAAAGATAGTATCCATTACATACGCACCTCCCGTCTCAGCAGATCAACGACCACGGTTTCAATATGTTCCTCCCCGATGGTGATAGGGATGACAAGCTGGTCAGGCTTGCCGGAACCTTCGGGAGCAGGATCAGGATTGGCCTGTACAGTAGGAGCTTCGACCCGGTTGGAACCAACCTTCAGAAGCCCGTTGTCTCCAGAACGGAAGCTCGTGGAGTATACAGAACACAATCTCATCTGCTCTACCAACTGACGATACAGCTCAAGGGTATTCACCAAGGTGATATTATACTCATTGAGCTCGCTGGTTGCGGATGCGGAAAACGCTTGATCCGCAGAATACTCGGGCTGAATGACCATACGGTCTGCAACATTGCCGACAGCCCCTTCAATCTTGTACAGATTGGAATTGATACCCTTTGCCAAACCGTCCATGAAGTCGGGCATCCAGGTTTCGTAGTTTCTCAATGGGCCTTCATCAGGCCGGGAGAAGTGCAAATTGGAATAGATGATACCGGCAGCAGTGTTAACCGCCGATCTCAGAGAACCCATCTTGGAGTTGATACCTCGAATGAGACCCTGCATCATATCAGAACCCCAGGTGTAAGCCTGACCAGCCAAACCTACAATGTAAGTTACTGCCCCAGCAAACCCGGCATTTATTGTAGCATTCATCTCAGCCATTCCTACAGTAACAGCTTTGTTCATGGATACCATGATAACCGTGGTACCAGGGACAACGGGCTCAAGCCCTGTAGTCAAGCTCGTGGTGATCCCTGTTGCCATAGACTTGGCTGCGGAAGTAGCTGTTGCGCTGTTCTTCGTGAAGGCATTTACCACACCTTGAGCTGCAGAATCAGCGTAGTCACCAAGCCCATCAAGCCCAGCTTTGACTACATCAACAGCCGTTACCATATCGGACAAGGACTGAGCTGCAGTGGACGCAGAGTCTTCAATGGTTGTAACCGAAGTAGCAGTAGATTCCATAGCAGCGGAAAGGAGCCCACAGGCTGCTGCCGACAGGCCCAGCTCCACCGTCAGTGCCCCTAACGGGACCATCAGTGATAAAAGAGCCACGTCCAAAATTCCACAGCTTACTGCGCCAGCAGAGATGGGAAGGAATGCGGCTGTGGCCGCAACAGCAAGGCTGGACATGCCACTTGCTGCGGTTTCCCCGGAAGCAGCCATCAAAGACAAGCCTGCACCGCAAAGGGTCAAGCCTGCACCCAGAGTTACAGCACCAGCTGCCAAGACCAGTACGCTCACTCCAAGGGCTGCTACGCCAATCCCAGCTACAGCTGCACCAGCTGCTAAAGCGGTCAACCCTCCCCCGGCTACAACAAGCCCAGCTCCTGCGGTGATTGCTCCACCGCCAAGAGACATCATACCAACTCCAAGATCAATCAGAGCAACTGCGGCTTGAGACCCGTATTCAGAGATGGTGGGGAGTTGTGTTGCAAGGAGAGCGACACCAGCACTTGCGGCCAGCACACCTACACCTACAAGGGCGATTGCGCCACCAAAAGCAACCAGGCCTACTGCACCCGCAGTGAGGGCTGGGCCAACGGCTGCGGCACCCACGGCAAGTCCTGCAAGGGCTGCAACCAAACCACCCATAACAGCAACCGCAGGCCAACCTGCTTCGGAAAGTGCAATGGCGGACTGAGCCAAGAGGGCAAGACCGCCAGCAGCCATGAGGATACCAGCACCGGCAGCCAACAACCCATTGGACGCTTTTGCTAACCCCCTAATGGAAGCGGTGGTTTTAGTCAGGTATAATACGCCAGCCCCCAAAGCCATCATCGACCCTACCATAAGGACCATGCAGCCAACAGCAGGTAGTCCGGCCTCAGAGAGGGCGATGGCGGATTGGGCTAACAAGGCCATGCCTGTAGCAGCAAGAAGGATTCCTGCCCCAGCAGAAATCAGGTTCTTAGCAGCTGCTGCCATTCGAGAGGTAGATTTACCTGCAGAGTCAAGAGGTGTCGCAGCGGCAGAAGCCATTTGTACAAACCCCCCAAATTTGCCAGTTACCTTTCCGATGATGGACACTACTCCACCGAATCCGCTGATTAGCTTACCAAAAATAGAGACGACCGGGCCAATTGCAATTGCAATACCCGCAAGGATCAAAATAAACTTTTGAGCACCGGGGCTGAGCTCAGCAAAACCCTCAATCAACCCTGTGAGCCACTCAACGAAAGCAGTGAAGGCCGGGATGACGTTGTCCGCCAGGATGATGGCAAGGCTTTCCAGGGCACCCATCAGCTGTTCCAATTTGGACTGGAGATTGTCCTGCATAACAGATGCGGTATTTTTAGCTACATCTGTGCAATTTTCCATGCTTGAGGCAACCTCATTGTACTCTTCCTCTGTGAGGCTGAGCAAAGCTAACAGGCCAGACATGCCTTCCTTGCCGGCTAACGTCGCTGCATAGTAGGCTTTCTGTTCGTCTGTCAGCCCGGAGAAGGAGTCCCGAAGAACTCCTACAATGCTGTCCAAGGACTTCATTGTTCCATCAGAGTTGGTAACCTCTATGCCAAGCTCGTCCATTGCGGTGGCTATGGCATCTGTGGGCTTGACCAAGTTGGTCAGAGTAGTTCTCAAGCTGGTACCAGCCTGGGAACCCTTAATACCAGCCATAGACATAACCGACAAAGCGGTAGTCACGTCTGTAATACTCAGGTTCATAGACTGAGCTACAGGGGCGATATATTTGAAGGACTCACCCAAATCATTGATGCCAATCGTGCCGCTGTTAGCAGCCTGAGTCAGCAAGTCAGCGACCATAGCAGAATCACCCGCAGTGAGGCCAAATCCAGTTATGGCGTCAGCTACAATAGTGGATACGCTGGCAAGACCCTCTCCAGAAGCGGCAGCAGCATCAAGTACACCACCCATGCCTGAAATGATGTCATCTGCTGTCCAACCAGCTTTGGCCATCTCAGTCATTGCTCCCGCAACCTCAGTTGCACTAAAAGCGGTGGTTGCTCCAAGCTCAATGGCAGTGTCCCTCAGGGCTTCAAATTGACTGCCCGTTTCTCCGGCAACTTCTCCTGTTATAGCACTGACCTCAGACATTGCCTTCTCGAAGTCAGTAGCAACTTTCAGTCCGGCAGTACCAATAGCCACAAGGGGGACTGTAACATTCTTGGTGAGAGATTTCCCAGCAGACTGGAACTTGTCACCCACGCCAGAAATTTTTCCGCCAAGGGCTTCAATTTTGTTTTTTGACGATTCAGTTTGGTTCAGAGCCGTTTCCAACCCAGACAAAAACCCGGATATGTCAATGTCCAGGTAACCAATAGCAGAACCAACATCAACGGCCATAGACTCTCACCTCCTCATTTCCCATAGTTCTTGTACATATCTGCAAAGGACTTGTAATGGACCTTGAATACAGGTGTATCCCCTTCCTCAATTCGAGAAAGTATGTATGCACAAGCCTCATCGAAACAGTATGCGGTATAAGAGTCAACTATGTCCATAAGGGTGCTGGGGCGGCACCCATATTTGGATGCTACCCCAAGCAGATTCAAGACTTCTTTACTCTTTACGAAAAGACTGGAGAGCCTTCACACCCGTCTGGGTATAGTTGAAGATTGCCATGATCTGATCATCGGACAGGGTGATGCCTGCGGACTCGATCTCAGCCATGGTGGGCTGAATCAGGGCTGCTTCGCAGATAACCCGGCAGGTGTCGTAGAAGTTACCCAGCATCTGGGGGTCGTCCACGTCCATACCTGCACCGCCCTTGGCAAACAGCTCATTGGCCGTTGCCAGCAGAGTGTTCGGGATTTTGCCGCTCTTCGCCAGTACCAGCATACTGGGTCTGCGCACACGAGCAACAAAGGGCTGACCCTCTGCGAAGTCCGGGAAGCGGACGACAGTGCCTGCAGCGTACTTCTGGAGATCAGCCAGGGAAGTGACGCCCATAGGAGCACTACAGTTGACAGGGATAGGCTGATCAACTGCATAGCCGACGTTGTTTTGTGCATACATATCCATTGTTTATTCTCCTTTCAGGAATTAAGCAATCTCAGGCAGCTTGGCGACATAGTGGATGTCGTAGGGAGCCTCATTGCTCTTGGGAGCAGAGTTGATGGTGTACTCGGGGGCACGGAATGCACCGTCCTCAGAGCTGAAAGCCACGGGAACACCCTGGCAGTTGGGATAGGTGATCTTCTCATACTGCACAATCTGACCGGAAGTGTCATACTGTGCGGAGAAGGCATGCAGCTTGAACACCTGACCCTTCTCATTGCTGCCAGTGACGGGGGGAGTGTAACCGCTGATGCCGAAGGCAGTGGCCTCAGTACCCTCCTCAGTCTTTTCAGCACTGGTCCAGTAGCGGATGGTGCCACCCTGCAGAATCTTGACCAGCTCAGGGGCAAAGACGTTGTCCGTCAGGGTGATCTTGTTACCAGTGATGGTGGACTGCTCATTCTTCTGGGCAATCAGCCGATTCTTGACAATCAGCTTGACCGCATCCGTGGTCTCGATCTGGGGTTCAACGCCAATCTTGTTGGCGGTGTCCAGGACATAGGACTCGGTCTCAGTCTCGATCATGACCATGACCACATCAATGGTAGGGATTTCAGTGATCTTCTTGGGATTTGCCATTGTTTTACCTCCTTGTTATAATTTACGATTGTTGCGATATTGTACGCTGACCATGTGACCCTTCACAGTATCGTCCAGGAAGGACGGAGTCTGGAAGTTGGTCGGAATAATCGCAGGATAGAGTTTTTTCATAGAGGTTTTGACCTGATCCACGTAGGGTTCCAGTTCGCTGAACTTCAGCTGAGGAACATAACACAAAACCTCATAGAGGGCTTGGGAGCTGGAGAAGTCCGACAGAGGGTTCACCCCAGCGTCCCTCAACACAGTATAGGGAGCAACACAGTCACCCTGATGCTGTCCGGGACTGTATACATCAATCCCATCAGCCTTCAGCTGTCTGTAGATAGTTTGCCACTGACTCATTTACCTCCCAGCCTTTCCATAAGCCGTTCAAAGCCCGGCATAATTTCAAAAGTGCCCACGTATTCGATTGCTTGCGGTATGATGCTGAATCGTTTCTCATGCGCCAGCTCCAGCCAGATACCGTAGTCAACCCCATGGGCAAGATAGATTCGATATCCAACCGGGATAGACTCCACACCCCCGGTCAACCGCTGCCGGGCATGGCTCGTTCGGTCAGTCCATTTACGGTTTTCCCGAGCAAAGTCCTGAAGTTTTTGACCTCCCTGCTCCGCCAGCATACGCACGGCCAAGTCGGTCTTGTCCTTAATCTTCCCTAACCCAGAGGTGAGGTCACCAATGTCCAGTTGGAGTTTTGCAGCCATCAGGTCTGCACCTCCTCCAAGGAAATGTCCGCAACCAGGTTTGCCTCAGCAACGTTCTTGATCTCGTTGACCCGGTAGGGCTTTCCATTGAAGGTAACCATATCCTGATGATGTAATTCCCCAACGCTCTCCCACAAGGCAAGAACCATGGGGAGAGCTTTTTGACGAATGGTTGTTGCTTCAGTTGTGCTTTTAGCAACATGGCCAGAGGTATAGCTGGATGTTTCGTGATACACCCCTCTGATTTCATGAGATACGGTCTCACCGTTGGGCTCACCAAACTCATTTTTCCCTGGCTTGGTGAATTTGAAGGGTTTCCCCTGGGTTCGGATCAGCCGACGCACCTTGTTCAGCTGAAAAGCTGCACTATGCATCAGTAGACCCCCTTCAGAACCCCGGAGTTGTATGGGCGATACTTTGCTGCAAGTCTGCGGAAGTATTGGGAGCTGTCCCCAGCAGTCAGGCCAGAGACCACAACAGACGTGTTCTCAGCCTTGATGAGCAAGCACTGGTAGGCCGTTGCACGGTAGTCACCCTTGTTCTCACGCAGGTAGAACTCCAGCTGCTTGTCAGTAAAGAAGGGAACGTCATCTTCCCGCAGAACAATTTTCAGGTCTTCCAGGCTGCTCATATTGGTCCTCCCTTACTTCAGGTGCTCACGGATCAGTGCCCGCATTTCCTTCTTGGAACGGATACCATCGTGGTTCAGTTCCAGCTCATCAGCGTACTCGCACAGCTGATCGAAGCTCATCTCACTCAGAGGGATTTCGGACAGCTCAGGCTCGTCTTCCACCTCATCCTCGGGGACTTCCTCGTCGTCCGTCTCGTCGGCGGTGGTATCGTCGCCTTTCAGCTGAGTAGGATCACCGCAGTGCTGAGAATCGTCGGTGAGGTGGGTATTCTCCTCACCGGGATTTTCGGCGGTCTGCGCCACACCTACGGGCTCATAGCCGAGGTGCTTGTAATAATTCTTATAAGCACCGTGGGTGACCGTCAGAACGGTGTCGCCCTTCTTGATCTTAACCATTCAGGCACCTCCGATCAGGCAGCGGAGACGTCAGCGATGATGACGCTGTCAGCAGCCTCAAAGGAGGGCAGGCAGATCATGGTGACCTTGGTCTCCACATTGACGGGGTCAGCCTTTTCGATGGTGGTGACGGCCACACCCAGGTCGGTGATGGCAACGTTGGCAACCTTGTTGCCCATCAGGTCAGACTCCTCGGGGGTAGTACCAAACCAGGTCTTGCCCAGCTGGCCGACGGGGAACAGAGAAACAGTGTCATCGGGAACGAACTTGGTTGCAGCACCAGCATCGTTCTTGTACTGCTTGGAGTAAACGAGCAGCTCCAGACCCAGCTCGTCCAGCAGGTACTGGGTCAGACGTGCATCGGAGATGGCACCCACCTGGCCGTTGGACAGCACGAACAGGGACTTGATGATCTTCTTGTTGTTACGCAGATAACCCCAAGTCTGACGGGAGCAGACGCCACGGGTGGGACGGATGCCGGTGTCAGCCTCAGCCAGGTCCATCCAGGCACGCAGGTCTTCGATGGGATCAGCGTTTTCCAGGTCAGCCCAGCCAGTCTTGGCGTTGACCTTGTGGGTCTCGGGCATACCGTAGTCATAGTTGTAGTTCTGACCATTGGCAGTGATGGCGATGGAACCAGTGGTCAGGGCCATCATGCGCATCTCTTCACGACGTGCACGGGCACCAGCCAGCAGCCGGGTCTCGTCGTCGAACACACGACGGGTGATTGCATCGATATAGGCCTGGTTGCGGGTCTCCAGAACCATATTCAGCTCCTGGCGCATCTCCTCATCGATGTAGGCAGATTCCTTGAAGAAGGGCATCTGAGTGCTCAGCTTGTCAAAGCCGATACGGGCACGGGGAACAGCACCCACGTCAAATGCGGAGGGCTTCAGGACAACGGGCAGACCGTTGGCACCCTTGATCCAGTCCAGCTTCAGACCCAGCTTCTTGTCAGCAGGGAACAGTTCCTCACCCAGGTAGGGGGGCAGGTGCTGGGAGTGTTCCTCCCAATAGGCGGTCAGCTCAGGAGCCTTAATGAGATCGAAAATAGACATCTTGTTTGTTCTCCTTTCTTGGATTAGTTGTCAGCCAGGAAGTAAACCCGGCCAGCCAGAGCATTCTGGACTTCGGTGGTCAGCAGAGCCTTGGTGGATGCATCAACCCGGTTCAGGTTGACAAAGCCCCAGATCAGCAGGGTAGCATTGGCGTCGGAGTCAGTGACATCCACGTCATGCAGCAGAACGCCAGCAGCGTTGCCTGCTGCGGCTGCGGTGAAAGCAACAGAGCGATTGGTCAGGTCACCAGCCAGAGGGGTGCCTGCCTTGACGATTTTGCGGCCATTCTCGACCACAGCACCGGCAAAGTCCTTTGCCAGCTTGATGCCCACGGACATCTGATTCTGAACGTTGAACAGAATCTGGACGGGTGCGGCACCAGTTACCTTGGTGATACCAGTACGATTAAGCATTTGTTTGTTTCCTCCTTGTTAGATTAGGTTTTGAAGAAGCTGCTCTTGGCAGGAGCTGCGTTGGTCTGAGCAAGTCTCTTGCCCATACCGCCAGTTTCCCCACCCTTGCCACGGGGAGGGTTGGTGGCACTACCAGTACCGCTGGAACCAGCGTTCTCACCGAACCAAACCGGGTACTTGGTCTTGGATTCCTCCAGCAGCTTGGACAGGGGCTTTTCTTCGGTAGCACGGGGAGCCAGCAGTGCGATGGCATCCTCAACGTAGTCAGCCTTGACCCCGGCCTTCATAGCATCGAGCTGAGCCTGAAGATTTGCTGCCTTTGCCTTCTCGGCAGTCAGGTCACCCTCAGCCTTGCTACGGGCTTCCTTGTCCAGCTGCTGTTCGGTCTTGCCCTGGTCCAGAATACCCTTGACCTGAGCAATGATGTCAGATGCCTTGGTACCCTCCTTGACCTCATAGCCAAGTTCTTTGAGCAGGGCACTACGGGCAGTCCGCTTCTCGTTGGCCATCATAGCGTTGACCTGTTCCTGAGTGAAGGTTTTAGGAGCAGCACCGCCCTGACCCTCAGAGCCAGTCTGCTGGGTGGAACCACCCTCGGCACCTGCGCCACCTTCACCGGGCTCAGCGAAAAACTGAAGCCCAATTTTCTGATGAGTTTCTGCTTCCTTGTTCATTGATAGTCCTCCTTGTTTTATATCCATGCTCACCGTGCATGGTAACGGTAATCCAGTTGTTCCAGGGTTCCGTCCTCCAACTGGTAAAAAGACTCATTGTATTTCTCCGCCAGTTTCTGGCGTTTGAAATCCAGTTTCCAATTGAGCTGCTGCCGTTTTCTGGCCAGCTCGGGGGAGGGCTTGAACCCTCTCTTTGTCTGCTTCACCTGCTTCAGCAGCACCTTCTGCAGCTTTTCAAGCAGGGGCAGGGTTGTCTCATCGTCCACGATGACGGGGTAACGCTTGCCGCAAATGGGGCAAGTCAGGAAGGTGGCAGTCACATCATGGGGCTTCATACCTTCCTTCTGCAGGGTCACCTGTTCTTCCTTGAGAACGTCCTTGGTGAGACGAAACTCACGGCCGCACAGGTCACACTTGACAGTGTGTACAGGGGTGTTGTTGACCATTATTGTTCCTCCTAAGAGTTTTTCAAATATTCAGCATAATCGTTAAGTTCAGGATCAGACCCTCCCAGAGCCCAATCAGCAATTCGATCAGCTATATCTGTCATGGGTTGATCCATCACTGCTATGTAGGTACACATACCGTTGGGATGATCCAGGGGCAATTCGTCCTTTTCAAACAAAACCCCATCCCTGGACGCACAAAGGGGACAAACCCTTCCACTGTTGGAAGAATTCCATTTGTACTTTGTAACAAAAGGGTTCCGCTGAGTTGTCCTAACAAAGGACTGTTGATATGCGTGGGAGACCATGGTTCGAGCAAGTCTCTGGGCATTGTAGTCAACTTTGAGAGCTGTTCCGGGGTAAACCTTCGACCAGGCCCAGTCCTTTCTTGCATTCGGGTTGACGTACTTTTCCAAATCCTTGGCAATAGCATACGCACTCTTGTTTTGAGCAATACCCTCAGCAATGACTGTGTTGATATCCTTCTTGGTCTTGGAGGTATGGCCCCAAATTGACCGACTCAGTGACCATCGCCCTTCATAGACTTGTCCTGTAGAAACGGCCTTTACAACGTCCCCAGGAACATGGGAGAACATACCCTGAACAGTCAGATTGATGGTCTTATGAAATGCGATGTTGTCACCAACAACCGCCTCAGCCACAGCTTCCATGTTCCCGAGGATTGTGCCTTCCAAGGTTTTACCCAAGGATGTGAGCTCAGAGTTGATCTGCTTCTGCAAGCGTTTGAGGTACATCTTCCGGAGTGCTCCAGAGGTAGTGTTGGGCAGCTTGTCTGCTTCCTTCCCGATTTTCTTTGAGATTCGCCTGTACATTCGCTCAATATCCCTCTGTTGAGTTTTGGTGAGCTCCAGCCGGGTTTTCTCTGCAGGTCTCAGGTTCAGTTTATTAGCCAAGCTGCCTCACCTCAATCCTCAGCCAGCTCTTCAGCTTCAGGCTTCAGTTCTTCTTCTTCTTCTTCTTCTTCGTCACCCTCTGCCCCAGGCTCAGTTTCCTGGCCAGGGGGTGCGCTGTAGCTGTCTTCGAGCAGCTGACGCTCCAGGGCAATCTGCCGCAGCTCCTCATCAGCCTCATCGTCAGTCAGGCCACGCCACTTCTTCATGTAGGCTTTCTTGGACATGGTCAGGGCAGTTACCTCTGCCAGGTCAATCTGCTTCTCCTCTGCCTCATCCTCGGGCAGGGAGTACTGGTTGTCAACCCGGATTTCGTAGGGGGTATCAGGCAGGGGCTCATCGATGTAGAACTGCCCAGCCTTGGGGTACAGCCGTACACCCTCAATGATGCACTTAGCCAGGAATTCCAGTGCAGGACGCCAAGCCAGCATCTTCTCGTCGCAGCGGACAATCAGATCCCAATAGATGGCCTTCAGCGTTTTACCGGAGGAGACAACCCCCTTCAGTGCCTCAGGGCTGACGTTGGGGACGGAGACCTGCTCATGCATGTCATTCTTGATCCGGTTCAGCGTGGTGCTCAGGGCTTCGGAATAGGACATAGGGGAGTCCAGGACGCCAACCTGTGCCTGTTTGTCCTGAGCCTGGTTCTGGTCAGAAGCCAAGTCCCAGTAGGCTCCAGGGCCAATAGACAGGTTCTTGGTGGAACCGGGGTCTGCATCGATGGTCCAGCGGATGGGGTTCATGCCCTTTCGCTCAGCATCCAAGTCTGCGGAGGACATTTTGCTGTAGTAGCTTTCAAAGTCCTGCAAATCCTCAATCTCAGAGGTGCCCAGCAGGTCACCCGTCAGGCCGTCGTTGACGATAACCCAAGCAGGGATAAAGGGGAACCGGGTTGTGGTGTTCTCGTGCTTGACCTCCACAGGATTCCCCATACCGTCATAGACGGCTTCGGAGTAGTGGGCAAAGCCGTTCTCCATCCAGAACTTCTTCTTGTAGATGCGCTGATCCCTCTTGGCCTTTTCGGTGTTCAGGTTGAAGAACACCACAATCTTGGAGAGGATATTGGCGTTGTTGGGGTCAACGTCATACACAAACTCAAGGGAGGGGGAGAAGCTGATCTGGATGCCGGTTGCCTCATCGATGTTGAACATCAGGGCTACACGCTTGCCGATGAAGCAGTCCTTACAGGCTTTCAACAGGGCTGCAGAGAACCCATTCTTGCCCAGAACGGTATCGATCAGCTGCTTGTACACGTTGGAAGCGTCCTTGTTCCGCTTGTTCTCGTCCCTGTTGTCAGTCACCGGGGTATCAACGTAGAAATCCGGGGTCTTGGCGAACAGAAACCGAACCTCCTTGTTCAGCAGAGATTTTGCCTTTTTGACCCGCAAGCTGGAGGGGACATAGTCCTTGCTTGCCTCAACAGCATATTCTGCGCCATCCTCATACACGGAGTACAGCTGGATGATATTGCGCATGTCCTGGAGCACGTTGGTCCCATACAGACCCTCAAGCTCAGTCTTGATGAGACTGCTGGGAATGCTGAGATCAAGGCTCAAATTTTCGGTTCTCAATCCTCATTATGCTCCTTTCCTGGAATTTCTGGGAATCAGTTTGATATCAGCCACCTCATATGTGTCCAACCCGTACCAGATGGCTGAGAAGGTGTGCGGGTCAATATTGAACTCGTCGTAGATCATGTTGTCCTGCTTGTCCTTGGCATAGATCAGTGTGGACAACTCACGGACGGTATTGGGGCAGTTGGGGGAACAGATGATTCTGCGGAACCGCTTGACCTTTCTGGTGTTGGCCAGTCTTGATCCGGGGAACTTCTTACAACCACGCATTCTGAAGCCGTTCTGGCGGTAGAAGGCAATTGCCTTGGGGTCTTCGCAGTCCGCAACGACCTGCTCTTTGTCAACCCCTTCTCGCTGCAGCTCCTTGGCGGTCTTGTCGTCCGTCATCTGGTTCTTGTAGTATTCCCAGTAGATGTACAAATCCTTCTCCTGGTCATCTACAGCCATTCTCACAACAGCGTTGTAGCTTTCTTCAAAACCGAAGTCCATACCAGTGAAGCGGAACTTTCTGGGAATACGGGCAACCGCATCGAGGACTTCCTGATGGCTCTCAGCCACCATAAACTGGGGCAGAACCCTTTTGCCATTCAAACCGAAACGACCAAGCCGTGCCACACGGTACAGGTCAGGGTCATAGGTTTTCATGTCGTCCAAGGTGTTAATGTAGTCCTTGGGGAGGAAGAGGTTGTCATCGGCTGTGCTGTGGTGATAGTACACACCCTTGCGGACAATGGTTTTTCTTTTATATAGAAGTGCATCGTCCAGAACAACGTGCTCTTTTCCTTCCTCATCGATACGCTTGAAGAAGTGGGTGTATGTCCAGTTCTCCGTGCCAACCGGATTGGTGGAGAGGATGAAATGCAGGCTCAGGGTGGGGTGACGCAGACGGCCAAGCAGTTCCTTGTAGCCACCGTATTTGATCTCAGAACACTCCTCAAGCCACACGATTGTAACACCGTTGATGGACTTGAGCTTTGCAGGCTTGTCCATACCCTTGAAGATGATTCTGGAGCCGTTGGGGAACTTGATGACCATCGGGGATGTGGTGTAGTGAACCTTCTTCTTGCCCCGGCCTGTGAGCTCAAGGTCTTCCAAGATCTCAACAAGCAGGTCAAAGCAGGACTCACGGATGGTATCGAAAACCTCACGGACAACCAGCACCTTGCGCTTCTCTTCAAGGCATTTCAGTATGATCTTCAGGGCGATGTGGTAGGACTTGCTTGAGCCGTAGCCACCGACAAGGAGATACTGCTTGTAATCCCAGTCGAACAAGAAGTCCTCAAACCGGGGGTTTACCTCCTTGTCAACTACCGGCATTCAATCACCCCTTCTCAAGCTTGCAGGGCGGTGTGGGATCAGCGAACACAGGGTCACCGTCTATCTCAAAGTTGTCCTCAAGCCATTTGAAGACGTAGTTGAGGTTGTATGACCCGTAGCCGATATGGTACTGCCCATCCTTGGGATCATAGTACAGAATGTTGTAGTAGGGCTTCTCAGCTGTGCCATCAACGATGATCTTGGCGAAGTGCGTTCTGAGCACCTTCGTAAACCGTCCGCAGTTGCACTCACCAGGAATGTCCTGATCCCGAAAGTCCTTGCACATACATTTCGTGTCCTCGTTCTGCTCGATCAAGCAGGGGCAATAGCCCCCATTTGCTTCCACATTTGCCTTGAAGGCCGGGTTGATTTCAACAATCTTCAGCACGTCAACCCTCCTCAAACACAGTCTTGTCGCAGTCCAGCCAAACAGGGGGCTGAGTGCCGCCGGACAGAACCGACAGCCAGACTTTACCGAACAACAGTGCCTTGATCCGCTGCTTCCAGCTCAGCTTCCAACAGCTGATGCACTGCTTCCCGTCCGTGTATACCCACAGGGAACTGCACTCTTCCTTGGTCATGTTATTAGGCCGGAGGAGATTCACGTTGGCTTCGGGGAATTTCACAGGTACCATAAGCTCACCTCAGCTGATCAGCGTACTGGGACAGCCAGCCCCGGTAGTTGGTGGTGAGCTCACACACCTCAGCCCGTTCCTGTCCGTCAAAGTGCTTAATGTACTGAGCGAAGCCAGACCGCCCAGAGATGTCAATCTGGCCCGTATGGCCAACAACGATGGCCTTGCAGTTGTCGTGAAGCCGGGTCAGGGTCTTCTTGAGCTCCGGCACGGTGAAGTTCTGTGCCTCATCGATAATCACGATCTTGTTCTTCATGTTGGGCCCACGCAGGTAGGTATGGGTGATCATCTTGACAAACCCATCCCCACGCTTCTTCTGAGCCAGGGACTCAGTGCAGATGTCGCTGTTGGGGTTCATCCCAACCTCGATCATGGCCTGGTATGCGGGCTCAAAGTACACCTCAGACTTCTCCGTCTGGCCACCGGGCAGATAACCCTGCTTGCCCTCGCCATAGGGGCTGACAATGTAGATGATCCCATCATAGTTGGTCCGTTTGTCCTTGACCAGCATATTCGCTACACCCATGGCCAAGGTGGTCTTGCCCGTTCCGGCGACAGCGTTGCAGAACACGATGATCTTCTCGGGGTTCTTAATGGCCTGTACAAAGGCTTGCTGCTGATCATCCAGCTCCATGCCGTAGAACAGGTGGGAATCTGGTTCAAAATAGCTCATTGGAGTCACCATCCTTTGGTGAAGCTGTACAGCCGTTTGCCGCAGCGTTCACATACAACATAGTTCTTGTGCCACTTGTGCTTCCCCTTCTGCCGTTTCTCAACGACGGGGTTGTAAATGTCAGGCTTGTGGCACCCAAACCGACACAGGAGCTTCCCAACCCATTTCATGAGATCACCCCTCACCAGTTCTTGCCGCAGCAAGCGCAGTGCCCGAAGATGTCAACGGAATGGGTCAGGCAGTTGGGGCAATCCCGTGTACCCGGAGGGGGAACCATCTGATCCAGGCACCGTTCTTTCAGGAACTGATACACAGCCACCTTTCGCTCAAGGTTGGCGACAGCCCGGTTGTCACCCCTGTCTCTGGCGTTGGCCAGGTTCACGTTGCATCGCTTGAGCTGCAACTCGCAGAACGCAAATGCTTCCTCAGCCGTGGCCGGGGGATTCACTTGAGTCTCAGCTGCGGCCTCAAGCATAGCTCCAGCCAGCGTTTTGCCATTGCGCTGACCGATCTGTTTGAGGAACGATGTAACAGGCTTTCCGTTGCCTCTCACCCCTAACAAGGACTTGTTACTCATTTTCATCTTCCCTTCTGAATTCGTTGTAGTTTTCTCGCATTTCCCGCAGGATTTGATTGACGTATGACCGGGTCACACCAAGCTTCTTGGCGATATCCACTTGGCTGTATCCCTTCAACCGCATCTGCACGCAGTACCGCTCCAAGTCGGTCAAGGTTTTCCAGAACTCCTTGAAGCAAATGATACCATCGTCGATTGAGGAGCTTGTGTCTTCGATGACCTCTGACAGCAGGGAGTTGTCCCCACCGCCCATAGGCTGATCCAAAGACAACGTTTCCGGCACCTTGTTACGATGCCTCAGCGTGATTCGTATGCTGTTGGTGATACACTTCCCGGCATAGGTTGAGAACTTGGCTTTTCCTTCCTCAAAGGTCAAGCACGCTTGCCAGAGACCCAGCAGAGCGTCTTGTTTCAAGTCCTCGTCCTGCACGTATGTAGGATAATACTTGCTGAGAATGTGGTACGCAAGATTTTGGTTTGCTTGGAACCGTTTCAAGGCTTCATTCGTCTTCATGGCGTCTACCCCGGACAATGTTGATTGTGAAGTTGTCGTCATCCTCACCCTCATCAATCAAGCGTTTCTTCAAGTCGAACTCCTCCCGGCGCAGCTTGGAATCGTTAGATGCCTTGTCGATATCGGACTGCTCCTTGTGGGAAACCCAACCATAGCAACAGTCAAGAACAAACTGGGCTCCACGCTGGCCGTCCTTGTCGTACAATCGCCCCTCTGCATAGGCTTCGATTGTCTGCTTTGCCTTGAGGATAACTCCTGAGAAAGTCGGATGATCATCAGTCTCAGCTTTCATCTCATCCAAGATGGAATCAAGTCTACCCTTCTTGTACTTTCTCAAGGTCTCCGTTGAAATACCCAAGTACAGTGCCAACCCTGACAAGGTGAATGGCTTGACTTGAGTTTTCACAATGCGCCCATCGTCACCCTTCACAAGTTCGCCCTTGTAAAACATTGGACCCATACAGGATTCGTAGTATTCATTGATCTGCGACTGCAGGTGTTCAGGGCTGAGGAATTTCTTGGGAGACCCCTGGGATGGGTTCAATCGGCCACGCATTGGGTTGTGAGGATCTCTGATCCCTCGCAAATCCAAGGTGATGTGACGCTCGTCGTCAAACCGAAACCGCACCACGGGATTTTTCGGCGCATCTATGGTGATTTGTTTTCTCGCCATGCCGTGCTCTCACCACCTCCTGTGTTTTAGCTTCATTTTCTATTATAGTAGATTTTTCCGGAAAAGTAAAGCATTTACCTTTATAATAAATGAAAATTGCGTTTTTGCTTGATAAAAAGTTAAAAATTCCGAGCCCAGGGGGCACGCCGTGAGTTTCGGCGCAGCCGTTACCCTCCAAGATTGATCCCAACCACAACCCGGAAAAATAAAAATAGGCGCATTTTCTCATAGAATACCTATTTTTATTTCCGAAAATAGGCGAGACCGACGGGCGCAATTTTGAAACTTTTTGATCCATTACTCCGTGAGGTAAACGAAAAATAGGTATTTTTTCCAATAAAAATCAATCCTATTTTTACGGGCTATTCTTTTATATATTAAATTTATATTATAGTATATATTTTCTATTTTCTCTTATAATTTACCTATATAAAGAATAAAATAAAAATAGGTATTTTTATCAACAATTATTGAGGAAAAATACCTATTTTTCGATTACCTTTAGAAGTAAAGTGTTGATAAAACCCAAGATGTATTCGCCTATTTTTAATTTCAAAAATAGGTATTTCTTGAATTTTTCGCCTATTTTTCGTTTACCCCGTGAAGTAAAACTCCAACACTTGATCCTTCAGCCCTTCTTCCTCTCCCTACTTTCTCATTATCTCCGTAGTAAGAGTGTTAAAAATAGGACAAATTCCTTGTGAAAATCTCTTTCAAAGGCTCCCCAAGATTTCTCCTCAAAAAGTTCCTCAATCGATCCAGATCAAAGGAATTTCTTGGGCCGTTTTTAAGAGAATCCAGGCCTATTTTTCCATTACCTGATGGAGTAAACCATTGAGCCCACCCAAGATTTCCACACGGAAATATACCTATTTTTCATTTCTAAAATAGGATTGGGGACTCAAGGAATTCCTTGAGCTGCAATCAATCCTATTTTTATTTTCTTGATCCCGAAAAATTTTTCACAAGTTGTTGAAAATCTTGAAAATAATGCTTGACTTTTGACAACTTGTATAGTATGATATTGGTGTACCTGATAAAGGTGCGTAAC